TAGATAAACAAAACATAAGTCTTAAAACACCTACTGCTGACATAGCTATAAGAGGCACAGATTTTACAGCAACAGTAGATGAATTAGGTCGTAGTTTAATAATACTGCTTCCAGACCCATTTGGGCTTTCTAGTGGCGAAATAGAAGTTGTGACAGCTATGGGTACTGTAATACTAAATAAGCCCTATGAAGCGACTACAGTAAGCGTATTTGAATCTGCACCTAGTAAACCAGTTATATTAGATTTAACTTTAGATGCTATAGACAATATGTTGATTGTTACTCCACCTAAAGAAGAAGCAGTAATAGAAGAACAAATAGTAACTAAAACAGAAAATATATTAGATTTTAATGATTTAGATATAGATTACTTAGCAGAAGATTATTTAGCTGAAGATGATTTAGAGTTTACAGAATTAGATATAAATTATTTAGACGTTAATTTTCTTGAAGATTTGTTAAATGTTTTAGATGCTTTAGCAATTGATAAAGAAGAAGATCAATTAGCACAAGCGACAAGCACACAAATAGTAGGAACTTTACTTGGTAAAGACCCTGATACACAAATAACTGCTTTAATTACAGGTAATGTAGTAAGTTTAAGAAGGGCTGTAAATGAGACAGTAAGAGTAGATTTAGATGCTAGCAATTCTTATACAGTTATATTTATACAAGATGGTGTTTCAAATATAGTAAAAGTTAATGGAGGAAGTGATTCTGTAATAACCATAACTCAGAGTGATTAATGAAAAAGGTATTATTAGTTTTAGTTATAGTTTTATTTGTACCATTTATTACACAAGTAAATATATTACAAATATTAAAACTTAAAACTTTTGATGCACTAGTACCAGAACAACAGCCTTCAGATTATTTTACTATATTAAATATTACAGAAGAGGATATAGCTAATGAAGGTGGCTATCCATTATCAAGACAAACTTTAGCTCAAATACAAATTAATCTTTTACGCAAAGGTGCAATAGGAGTTGGATGGGTTATAGCTTTTCCACAGCCTGATAGATTTGGTGGTGACTTTGAATTTGCACAAGCTTTAGAATTTTCTCCAAGTGTATTAGCAATGTTTGAAGGCAATGGTAAATATCCTCCTACTACAGGCACAGTAATATTGGGTGATGATATAGGTGGTTTACAAGCTCAAGGAGTAATACAAAACATTGATTTATTAAAACAAAGTGCTAATCAAGGTTTAGCAGTAGCACGAACTGATGTAGATAATTTAGTAAGAAGATTGCCATTACTAATGAGAACTAATGATGGATGGGTTGCTTCTTATGGCACAGAAGTTTTAAAAATATTAGCTGGTGCAGATACATATGTAATTAAAACTAATATTAACGGCATAGAAGAAATAAGAGTAAAAGGTTTACCCCCTGTCAAAGTTGATAGTTTAGGCAGAAAGTGGATAAGTTGGGTTGATACACCACAAACTAATCTTGCTGAAATGGATGTAGAAAATAAGTTTGTTTTTGTAGGATTTACAGCTAAAGGCATTATGCCTCAAATTGCAGTACCAAATAACAAACTGTTAGAGCCACATAAAATACAAGCAGCATTAGCTGAATCTATATTAATACAAGACAGCCCTTATATACCTGATTACGCAATAGCAGTAGAAGCAGTATTATTAATATCATTGATATTGCTATCTTGGGTTCTAATAAATATTTTTGGAATATCGTTAGGAATACTATTTACCAGTCTATTATTTTTTTCTACAGCAGGTGGTGGTTATTATTTAATACAACAAGGTTTATTAATTGATGTAACTTGGTCATTAATATCACAGTTTATAACTGCATCTACTGCATTTTATTTAAGATTTAGAGAACAATATAAATTAAGACAACAAATTAAAGGGCAGTTTGGTAAATATCTTGATCCAAGAATGGTTAAAAAGTTACAAGATAATCCAGAACTTTGTCAGGTTAATGGCAAAAGAGTTGACTGTTCTATTATATTTACAGACCTTAGAGGTTTTACTAGCCTATCAGAGTCAGTAGAACCTGAAATGGTAACGTACATAATGAATTCTGTATTAGATGTACAAGTACAAGCAGCTAATAAATATTTTGGTTGTACCGATAAGTTTATTGGAGATGCTGGTATGTTTCATTGGAATACAATTATTCCACAAGATAATCATCATAATCTTGCTTTGCAAGCAGCAAAAGAAATAGAAAAAAATATTGACCAGTTAAATATTAAATTTGCAAAAGAAAATATACCAGAAGTTGCTATTGGTATAGGTGTAAATTCAGGAGTTTGTATAGCTGGTAACTTTGGAGCAACAGATAGATTTGCATTTAGCCTTATAGGAGACCCTTGTAATGTAGCAGCTAGATTAGAATCAAGTACAAAGGTTGCTGGAGTAGGAGTCTTGATAGGTGAAGAAACTGCCAAATATAGCGATTTTAAGCTACAATCATTAGAACCTATAGAAGTAAAAGGTAAAGCTAAACCATTACAGGTTTATACATGGGCATAAAATATGAGTAAAGTTTTAATAGGTATAATTGCAGTATTATTAATAATTGGTTATTTTCTTTGGAATGAAAATGCAAGATTATCTGCATTAAATCAAGCTTTTGAATTAAGGGATCAAGAACAACAAGCTGCTATAGAGTCTTTGCAAAATGATTTTAAATTGCAAACAGAAGGTTTATTAGAGATACAAAGTAAAAATCAAGCTATAGAAGCTGAAATGTCTAGATACTTAGATGTATTTAAAAGACATGATTTAACTAAACTAGCAGCAGCTAAACCATCTTTACTAGAGCCTAGGGTTAATAAAGGAACTAAAAATGTATTTGATAGCATTGAAGAAGACAGTCGCAGCATTGATGATCTTGATGATGGTCTCCAGTTGCAGTCTGTTTCCAAGTAAACAAAACGTACAAATAACTACTAAAGCTTTAGAAAGGCAAATAGCACAGCCTGTTATGCCTAGAGAAATAGATTTAAAAGAGCCATATTGGTATGTAGTTTCAGATAAAAACATAGATGAGTTTTTAGCTAGGGTTGAAAAAGAACATGGACAAATAGTTTTTTTTGCTATGTCTGTACCTGATTATGAACTCATGTCTTACAATATGCAGGAATTAAAGAGATATATAAATGAACTTAAACAGGTTGTGGTCTATTATAGAAAAGTTACTACAAATAAACCTGAAACAGGGGAGTAATATGAACATATCACAAGAGGGGATAGCTTTAATTAAAAAGTTTGAAGGTTGCGAATTAGAAGCTTATCAAGATTCTGTAGGTGTTTGGACTATAGGATACGGACATACTAAAGAAGTAAAAGAAGGTGACAAAATAAATCAAGATGAAGCCGAACATTTATTACAAGAAGAGATGCCTGAATACGAAGGCTATATAAATGACATGGTTACAGTACCTTTAAAACAATGTCAGTTTGATGCTTTAGTTTGTTGGGTCTATAACCTAGGACCAACTAATCTTGGCAATTCAACATTATTGAAATTACTTAATGCAGGTGATTATCATACAACACCATCACAAATTAAAAGATGGAATAAAGCTGGAGGAAAAACATTGCAAGGATTAATTAGACGAAGAGAAGCAGAAGCACTTCTTTTTGAAGGTAAAGAATGGATTGAGGTCTAATATGCCTTTAGCTAAATATGTTTTCAAACCAGGTATTAATAAAGAAGGAACAAACTACTCTAATGAGGGTGGTTGGTTTGATGCTGATAAAGTAAGATTTAGAAAAGGTAAACCTGAAAGAATAGGTGGCTGGTCTAAATTTACTACAGATTCTTTTATAGGAACTTGTAGAAAATTATATCCCTATAAAGCAACAAGCGGAGATAGTTTTGTAATATTAGGCACTCATCAAAAATTATATAATCTTAATGGTGATGTTTACTATGATATAACCCCTATTAGAGCTACAACTACAAATGGTATTACATTTGCTGCAAGCAATGGCTCTTCTACAATAACTGTAACAGATTCAAGTCATGGAGCAGTTACAGGAGATTTTGTTACTATTTCTGAAGCAGTTTCTTTAGGTGGATTAATTACAGCAGATGTATTAAATCAAGAGTATCAAATAGAAAAAGTTACAGGAGATAATACATACGAAATAATAGCTAAAGATACTTCAGGAACAACAGTAACAGCAAATGCTAGTGATTCTGGTAATGGCGGTTCTGGGGTAGATGGTGTATATCAGATTAATTCAGGATTAGATGTTTATGTAAGAAGCACAGGTTGGGGTGTAAATACTTGGGGAGCTGGAACATGGGGTTCTGCTAGTGATTTAACATTAACTAATCAACTTAGATTATGGACTATAGATAATTTTGGTGATGATACTCTTGCTGCACCTAGAGGTGGACCAATATATTTTTGGGATGAGTCAGATGGTTTAAGCACTAGAGCTACATTACTATCAGCAGAAT